ACCTTTATAACTTGGAATTAAATCGCAACCTTATATTTGCGTAAAGATTAAAACAATGAGCATTTACGAGGGTTTACTAATTAAGAAAGCACGCAAAGCCGCTGGTTACAACCAATTGGATTTGTGCAAGAAAATTGGATTGAGTCACGCGCCAATTAACCACGTCGAAAATGGTTTGGAGTCGATTAGTCTTTTGAACTTGCGAAAGATATGCGACGAGATTGGTTTGGAAGTAATTATAAAGCGAAAAGATGGCTAAAGGTTACCCGATTACAAAGCCTGACTATTCCTTGGAGATTCGTTACCGATTAAGAGACGGCAACTGGTCGCCTTGGTCAAACAAAGGCAAGGGGAAATTTGAGTGCATTGAACTTGTCCAGCGTCAAATCAGGACATTGGCAGCCGCTTACCAGGGCCGAGAGAAAGAAGTTCGCTTTGAGTGGAACGGCAAACTCTGCAATTTTGTAGGTGAGCCAACTGGGCAAACGATTTTATTAATGTAGTTTTTTTGGGTTTATGTTTGTTAAAAGCCTTGGCTAATCAGTCAAGGTTTTTTTTCTAACTTTAAAAAAAAATAAAAATGCAGATTAACGATTTAGGTTTTTGGGAGACAACCGACGAAACAGGACACATTCACGACCGCAGCATTTGCGCGGCATTGTCGCAGTATTTAGCCGATAAACAAGCCAAGACAGTTGTCGACTTTGGTTGTGGTTTAGGTGACTATGCAAAGGCTTTTAAAGGCGATGGTTACAAAGTGGAGGCATACGATGGAAACCCAAACACGGAAACGCTAAGCGGTGGAATTGCAAAGGTGTTGGACCTATCTAAACCTTTTTATTTGGGTAAAAAATTCGATGTTGTTTTGTCTTTAGAAGTTGGCGAACATATCCCAGCGGAATTTGAAGAGCAATTTATTGACAACATCACCAAGCACGCCAAAAAGCATTTGGTTATTAGTTGGGCAGTCGAGGGACAAGGTGGAAGCGGTCACGTTAACTGCAAGAATAACGACTACATTATTGGCCAAATTGAGGATCGAGGATTTAAGCACAATCCAAAGGACTCCCAAACGATTAGGAAAGCAGCAACAAATGCGTCGTGGTTTGGCTACACAATCATGGTATTTGATAAGGTCTAACTTTGGTTAGACTTTTTTTTATTTTTGTTTGGATAAACAAGTTTTTGCAAAATGAGCAACGGACACGGTGGAGCAAGACCAGGCGGAGGCAGAAAGCCAAAGGCCGACGAGATTAAGATAATTGAACAGATGGACGCGATTGCAGTCCCTGAGGACGCATGGCGCGCGCTTTGGGTTAAATGCCAAGACGGAGACATTCAGGCAATTAAATGCTGGCTCAATTATCGTTTTGGAATGCCTAAGCAAGTCGTTGACGTAACAACCCAAGGCGAGAAAGTAACGCCGCCAATCGAATGGATAAAATCCAAATAATTGACAAATACGAACCGCTATTTTTAGAGACGCCTAAAACGCGTTATTACCTAATAACTGGCGGTCGTGGCTCAGGAAAGTCGTGGACCTTGTCAATGTTTCTGTTAAACCTAACTTACGAGGATGGCCACGTTATCCTCTTTACCCGTTGGACGTTAACAAGTGCTTTTATTTCAATTATTCCTGAATTTATCGACAAAATTGAGTTGATGAATAAAGCGGAGGACTTTGAAATTACGCAAAGCGAAATAATTAATAAGGCTACAGGATCAAAGATTTTATTTAGAGGCATAAAGACCAGCCAAGGGACCGCAACGGCTAATCTAAAGTCAATTGCTGGGGTTACGACTTTTATTCTTGACGAATCGGAGGAATTAATGGACGAGGACGTTTTTGACCGCATCGACCTTTCAATTCGTGCCGTAAATAAACCAAACCGCGTTATTTTGGTAATGAATCCTAGTTACAAAAGCCATTGGATTTATAACAGATTTGTAAAGCATACGCGCAACGATACCAGTTACATTCACACCACGTTTTTAGACAACGAGCATAATTTAAGCCAGTCATTTATTGACCAGGCAAAGCGAGTTGAGCAAGAAAACTTCCACCGTTACGAGCATTTATTTTTGGGTAAATGGCTAGACGACGCCGAGGGATTGCTATGGAATCGACCAATAATTGAACGCGCAAGGGTAAGCGCCAAGCCTGAATTGGCACGCATTGTGGTTGCCATTGATCCAGCAACTACGGCATTAATGGGCAGCGACGAAACTGGTATAATGGTTTGCGGAAAAGACGCCAACGGCAAAGGTTATGTTTTAGAGGACCTAAGCGGTAAATATTCGCCAACGGAATGGGCAACAGTTGCATTGCAAGCGTTTAAAAATTGGAATGCTGATTGCGTAGTTGCTGAAAAAAACCAAGGCGGTGACATGGTCGAAAACGTTTTAAGGTCGCAAAACACGACCGCAAGAATTAAACTTGTAACCGCAACAAAAGGAAAATTTGTAAGGGCAGAGCCAATTTATTCGCTTTATGAACAGCACAAAATTTTCCACGTTGGCAGTTTCCCATTGTTAGAAAATCAAATGGTTACCTTTGAACCTGACAAAGGCAAATCGCCTGACCGCGTCGACGCAATGGTTTGGGGATTTACTGAATTGATGTTAACAAGCCAAGATTTTTGGCACGTTTAGAATATTGAATGATTTTTTTATTTTAATAGCCTATTTTTACAAAAAAAGCAAACGGAATGAATTACATAGATAGAATTAAAGCAGCGCTAGGCTTTAACCAAAAAGATTCCACATATTTAAACGCGGTTTTTCCTTACTTGGGAAACAACGTGATTTGGACCGCACCAACAACGCAAAATTTTATCGAAAAAGGTCTTTACCTTAATTCTGACCTTTACGCAATTATCAACTTAATCATTAACAAAGTAAGCACCGCGCCGATTGTTGTTTATGAAGTAAAGGACCAAAAGGCATTGAATTACTACAAATCAATGTCTCGAAATTTTGAAAACTCAGGCGCTAAATTCCAAGCCGAGCGACTTAAGACAAAGGCATTGGAAGAGGTCCACATTCCCGAACTTGAAAAGTTATTTAAAAAGCCAAACGAATTCCAAACTTGGGACAACCTTTTAAAGGAAATTGCTGCATTCCGTCTAATTACTGGCAATGCTTACATCTACGGCGCTAGACGTGGCGAGCAACCAAATGCGCCAATTATTGCGTTGTACTCTTTGCCAGCGCAGTACATGGAAATAATTAGCGGTGGATTAAACCAACCGATTAAGGAATACAGATTAACTTATAACGGTTACGAGCGCATAGATGCCAAGAATGTTGGACACCTAAAAAACATTAATTTAAGTTATACCGCTGGGACCGCTAACCATCTTTATGGCGCCTCACCTTTAAGGTCCGCAGTTCGTGATCTAACCACGTCTAACGATGGCAAGCAAGCGCTTTTGTCTATGCTGCAAAACATGGGTGCACGCGGTATTTTAACAGGAGACGGAACGGTAAACATTACACGCGAACAAGCGCAAGGCCTTAAAGAGGATTACGCGCACAATTACCAGGGCGCAAACAGAGCGGGCGACGTAATTATTACGCCAGCCAAATTGTCTTGGGTGCAAATGGGAATGAACGCGGTTGATATGTCAATCATTGACACTCAAAAAGTAATTTTAAGGTCATTATGCCGCGTTTATGGCGTGGACGCTAAATTGCTAGGCGATACCGAGGCCAGCACGTTTAATAATACCGAAACCGCTTACAAGGCCCTAATAAATAACGTTGTCCGTCCATTGCATATTGAAATAAGAGACGTGCTAAACAACTGGCTTTTGTCCTCGTATGGCAACAAAAATCTGTTTTTGGATTTTGATTACATGGCCTACCCTGAGATGCAAGACGACATGGATAAGTTGGTTGGCCAATTGTCCCAGGCTTGGTGGTTGACTCCAAACGAAAAGCGCGCGGCCATGAACTACGGCGAGTTTGACAACACATTAATGGAACAACCATTTATTCCACAAGGCTTAATGACCTTGTCTGAGTTTTCAGCGCAACCTATTGACGACGTAGACAACTTGGGAGATTATGCCCAATCCAACTAAAAAAGATTTAGCGCTTGCAAAGCAATTGGATGCATTGCAAAGACGTTACGAGAAGCGGTACGAAAAGCAGATTTACACGGCTTTAAAAAAGCAAATGCAGCCTTATTTGGATGCTATTAAAGAGGCGCCAGGTAATTTAAACGAGTTTGACTTAATTAGTCCATCGCCGTTGGCCGATACTTTGGAGAATCTTTACGTTGTGGCTGGCACGGCATACGCTGACGCCATGTATAACGCAATACAACCGCCAACAAAAGCAACAAAAGAAGCGTTACGCGCTGGCTGGCGTGACTTTATGCGCCTATTTGCAGTTCGAAACTTGCCACAAACCTTAATAGAAATTAACAGAACAAGCCAAAAGATAATCCGAAATATTGTTTTAGGCGGATTAAACGAGGGTCTTGGATCGCTAGAAATTGCACGAAATATTGAGCAATCTGTTGCGGTAATATTTAGAAACCGCTCCAAATTAATTGCACGAACGGAAATGGTAACCGCCACCAACGTGGCTGCTATGGAGTCGTCTAAAACGTCGGATTTCATGTACGAAAAGAAATGGATTCCAGCGACTGATACGCGCACGCGTCCAGATCATGCAGAAATGAGGTCTAAGCCTTGGATTCCATTTGACGAAAACTTTATTGTTGGCGGCGTACAAATGGGCCAACCAGGTGACGCCTCAAAAGGTGCTGGCGCCGACCAAATTTGTAATTGCCGATGCAAGGTTGTGTTTAGAATTATGCGAGACGTTGACGGCTTACCGATGCGCAAATGATTGCTTACGTTATAAACTTAGATCACCGCAAAGACAAATGGAGGTCGTCAATTAATGAGTTGGCGCCTCATTTTAATTTAGAAAGGGTAAGCGCAATTAAACACGAATGGGGATGGCTTGGATTAGCGCAAACATTTAAAAAAATATTTCAAGAATGCGATGGCGACGTTTTAATATTTGAGGACGACGCAACATTTAGAGGTTGGGCGACTAATTTACAAGACGCAATCAATGATTTGC